TATTTAAAATCTCTTCAGTTTTTTTGTTGATGTTTTTTATTGATTCAATTTCTTTTCTGAGCTTTTCTAATAAGTCTTTCATTGTTAAATCCGTCATTTGATTTCTCCTAATATTATATTTAAGATTATGGATATTAAAATTGATATTGTTATTAGCATTTTGATTCCTTTTATTTATAGTATCAAAAAACTTTTATTATCCCGTTTTCTTTTGTTGTCATCCATACCGCGATTGTTTTATTATTTTTATCTTTTATTAAAACATTTGCTTGATAAAAAGAGCTTATTTTTTTATAGGTCTTAGCATTTTTTAATTCGGTCACAATCATTCTCTTTGTTGTCTTTGAAAATGTTCTGTGGTTTGTTTGGATGGTTTTCATTTTGTAGCTCCTTTTTATTGAGTTGTTAATTGATTAAAGACTTTGTTTAGTTTTGTGATATGTGATGGTTTATTTACTTCCTCAAAAACTTCATTATAAATGTCTCCGTTTTCTGTAAAATAAAAATGTTCTGTTCCTTCGCTGTCTGATAATACTTTACAATTGGTTCCGTCTGATAATTTTCTATTTGAAAGTTTCATTTTGTAGCTCCTTTTAGTTTTTTATTTAAGCCATCTCATCAGAATGACTTGCTTAAGGTCATTGACGGGGATTATCCCCGTTTCGAATTATTTAGTTTTCAAATTTTGTAAGGTGAGTTTTTAAATCGTTTATGTTTTTTATTTCCGTACTTACATATACAGGGTCATCAATGAAAAATAAATTGTGGTTTTGGTAAATAACCATTGCGTCAAAACTATCTTTTTGTAAGAAAAATCCCTGCCCTATATTGTCTTCCTCGTCATCAGAAAAAAGATGGGGTGCGTCTTTTACAGAATAACTAAAATCTTTTGCTAGGTTTTTTAGTTCAGTTATGTTCATTTTGTAGCTCCTTTATTTTATTTTAATTTAGTATGTATCATCTCTGTCTAAAATATGTTCCTTAATATATTGTGTGTCTTTTTTTGAAAGATTATTTATTGATTTGTCTGTTGACATAAAAATGTGTCTGGTGAACATTGGAATAGACACATTGTTTAAGTATCCTAAGTGTGCTAATTCATAAGCAATTTCCCATGACTTTGTTTCTGCCGTCACAGCATAATTTCCTTTCTCTTCTATTTGTTTTTGTATTTTTTTAATGTAGGTTTCTATTTTCATTTTGTAGCTCCTTTTTATTAACTAATTTATAATAACAATATAATAACAAACGTTAAATAAGTCAATAACAAAAAGAAAAAAAACAACAAAAACAACAAAAAAATGTTAATTTTTTATTACAATAAGTAAAAAAAGACTTTATTTATTATAGTATGTTTATTATATTATGAGAAAGGGGAATTGGTTATGTATGAGAAGGAACAGAAAGAAATTTTTGGATATTATGATCCTGATTTAGAGCTTAATACTTATAAGGGAAAAATGCTTACTACTTATGCTGGTGTTGATAGTTTGGATATGCCAAGATCTGTTAGGAGACTTACAAAGAGAAATATGAGAAAGTATTATGAGAAAAATAAGGACGCATTATCTGATATAGAAGATAAGAAATTACCGGAAGCACCAACACAACATTAAAAGGAATAATATGGAATGGGATAACACAGTAAACCCTTTAGATGATATTAAGAATGCAGCTGAGATCATGAAAGATGTTACTGGTAAACATATAGATTCTATTCGTGCTATAACTGATGATGATTTAAAGAAAGGTGATGATGTGTATGTCAATAAAATTGGTCATCTTGTTAAAACAGGAAACCATGAGGATAGAATTGGTGTTTCTTTTGAGGATTATAATAAGAATGGTATGGCTCATATAAAAACAAATTTTAAAAATTTATAGGAATAATAGTGGCACGACCTTCAAAATACAATGCAAGTTTCCACCCAATACTGGTAAAGTATATGAAATTATCTGGTATGATAAACAGACAGATAGCAGCGGCATTATTTATATCAGAAGTAACATTACATGCATGGGCAAATAGATTCCCAGAATTTAAACAGTCATTAAAAGAGTCTGGTGATTTTATAGATAGTTTAGTTGAAGGTTCTTTACTGAAAAGAGCATTAGGATATACTTATGAAGAGACAGAAATTAAAGAAATGGCAACAGGAAGAATAAGAAAGAAGGTCACTGAAAAAACATTACCACCTGATACTACTGCTATTATATTTTGGTTAAAGAATAGGCAAAAAGATAAATGGAAAGACAGATGGGAAGTCACTGGTGAAAATGGTGGACCTATACAGATAGAGAATGTTGCTGAGGTAGAGCAAAAGTTGATAGATAAGTTTAATATTATTGAAGGGGAATTAGTGGATAATAAAGTATTAGAAGGCAAGTTAGTGGATTCTATTAAGGTTAAACAAGTGTTAGGTGATGATGTTAAAAGTTGAACAAATTAGGGAATTGGATAATGAACAGAGGTTTCAGTTTGTTAAGTCCTTAAACGAAGGGGAGAAATTTAAGCTACTTTATACATGGGAAATGTGGGCGAGGGATGATCAATTAGAACCTCCTACATTAGGGACGGATGGAAAGTTCATTTGGTTCGCAAGAGCTGGAAGGGGATGGGGCAAAACTAGGGTATTTGTTGAGTGGTTAAAAAGGAAGATTGAATTTGACGGATATAGATATATCACACTTGCAGGAGCAGCAGCGGACGAGGTCAGGGACATTATGATTGAGGGTGAATCTGGTATACTTGCAAACAGTCCTCCATGGTTCTATCCTACATATGAACCAAGTAAGAAAAAGTTGACATGGCCTAATGGGGCTGTTGCTAAAATTGTATATGGAACTGAGCCTGATAAAGCAAGGGGAATGCAGTCAGATATAATATGGGCAGATGAGATTGCTAAGTGGAGATATCCAGAATCCACTTTTGACAATCTTTTATTTGGTTTAAGACTTGGGAAGAATCCATTGTTTGGTGTGTCATCAACTCCTAAGCCTACAAAATTCATAAAGCAATTATGTAATAGAGATGATTTGATTTTAACTATTGGTGACACAATGGCCAATGCTGAGAACTTAGCAGCCCCCTTCCTTAGTACAATTGTAAAAAAATATAAGGGCACACGTTTGGGAAGACAGGAATTACATGCCGACCTGCTTGATGATAATCCTAATGCTTTATGGTCCCGTGATTGGATAGAGCTTTATAGAGTTGAACATGCTCCCGAACTATATAAAATTATAGTAGCAATAGATCCTTCAGTATCTGATCCAAAAGAAACAGACAATGCTAATAATGAATGTGGGATTGTTGTTGTTGGAGAAGGGAAGGTGAAGGGAGATGATGAACCTCATTATTTTGTTTTGGACGATATGTCTATTCTGGCACGGCCAAAAGGATGGGGTGAACGAGCTGTGACTGGTTATAAGAATTATCAAGCTGATAGGATTATAGCTGAGAAGAATAATGGTGGTGAGTTAGTTAAGGATAATCTACATAATGTTGATAAGAAGGTTCCTGTGTCTTTGGTATGGGCATCACGGGGTAAGCATACAAGAGCAGAACCTGTATCTACTTTATATGAGCAAGGCAGAGTGCATCATGTAGGAACGTTCGATGAGTTAGAGGATCAATTATGTGAGTGGGTTCCTGGTGAGAAGAGTCCGGATAGGTTGGATGCCAATGTATGGGGCATTTCCTATTTGGCTGGATTGGATGAGGCACCTGCTGACATAAGAACAAATCAGTTGACAAATAAAAATAGATCTAGGATAATGGGAGAATAATTATGAGCATAAGATATTTTAATTTTGGTGAAGCAATAATGTATTTAAAAGAAGGATTGAAGGTTGCAAGGAAGGGTTGGAATGGTAAGTGGATATTTATTGAGTCACAGGTCCCGGACGAGAACGGTAAGGTGACGAGTCCTTATATCTACATTAACACAACGGGGCTTCAGACAGAGAATGAACATGCTCCAAAGAGTTTGGTTCCGTGGTTGGCATCACAAACAGATATGCTGGCAGAAGACTGGATAATAGTTGATTAAGGAGAATAATTATGTATATTGAGATTATAGGTAATAGCGGAAAACACATTGTTAATTCAGAGGACATTAAAACAATAGACTTTTTTAGTGAAGAGAAAAAGGCAATTATAAAAATACACTTTGAGACGGATTATAAAATAACAGTGTTGTATGAGGATGATGATTTTATGGTATCAGCGGAAACAACATACCAACAATTGAAGATTGCTATGGGGGTTAAGAAATAATGTTTAAACCTAAGAAATTAAAGATATACCCACATAAAGATGTTGAGGACCAACCAAGTATTGGTGATGATTTAATTGTTGAGTTGGATGGTGTTATATTGGACAATGTTAAGAAGATTACATTTGAATCTACACATGGTGCTTTTGTAACTGTTAATTTAGAAATGATTGTCAATCCTGAGATTGATTTAAACTTATTAGATCCAAATTTAAACATAGAAAAAGTTAAGGAGTAATTATGACATCAGAACAAATAGAAAATAATTTTACATACCATACACCAAAGACAGGACAACAAGAGATGTATCAAGAGTTGAGGAATGTGGCTAAGGCATTAGCTCACTTGATGAATGAATTTTGTCCTGATTCAAGGGAAAAAGTCATTGGCGATAACTAAGTTGGAAGAATCAGTTATGTGGGCAAACGCATCCATTGCAAGAAATGAATAAGGAATAATAATATGCCAAAACTATTAAAAGAGATAACTAGGCTGGGTGATGAGACCTTTACTTTAAGTGATACTCTGTACTATGACTCTGATCGCTCACCCCAACAATATAAGAAAATAAGGAAGCATCCAATCTGTAAATTAGGTATGGGATTTCTAAAGACCAATCTTCCGGATGTTCCTTTTGTTGTGCATTGTGAGGATGAAGAGATTGCCGCAATTACTGAAGCCATGTTTAAAAGGATATGGCGTCCAATGATTTATGAATCCCTTGAGAAATTAGAGTTTGGTTTTAAATGTTGTGAGATACTTTATGAGGTTGGGAATTTAAAGTACAATTTTGAGGATGATAATAAATCGTTTGAGGGTATGTTATTACGGACTCCAAGAGGGGTTGACCCTGAGACCATTGCCCCAAACGGAATGCTCATTGAGATGGATGGATCTTTAAGGGGGTTCATGCAGGACAATTACCTCAGTAAACAGGTATTGATAAAAGATAGAAAGTGTTTACTATTTGTCAATCAATATGAGTCCGGTCAATGGTATGGGTTTTCTGAATATGAGAACATATATCAGGCATGGTACGATAGCAATTTAAACAGACAGTTTGGAATGAGATGGCTTGAGAGAAAAGGAACGGGGCATTATGTGGGACGTTATCCATCAGGTAAAACAAAGATTGGAGGATCAGAAACTGAGAATGCTGATATTATGCTAACTCTCCTTAATGGTATTATGGAAGGCACAACAATAGCATTGCCTTCGGATAAATATGAGAATGGTGATTTCAAATGGGACATAAGTCTACTTAATGATGATGACAAAACAGATTCCTTTATTGCTAAAGACGATAGTTTAGATTCCAGAATATTAAGAGGTCTTGTTATACCTGAGAAAGCACTGACGCAAGGAGAGATTGGATCTAGGGCAAGTGTCGAATCCTTCCAGGGGATATTTGTACAAAGGAAACAGGATATACTTGATACTTGTGTTGAGGACATAAATAAATATTTAGTTCCTGCATTTGTCATACCTAACTTTGGCAGTGATGTAGAGGTCAGGATTGAGGCCGGTCAATTAGATGACGCCTCTAAGGCAAAGGCATCTGAGATTATATCTGAACTGGTTAAGAAGGGAGCTATTGAGATCAATAAGAATTGGCTAGAAAAGAAATCAGGTGTTCCATTTGAGGTGACTGAGATTGAAGAGGAAATATCAGAAGAGGAAGAGGTTGTTGTCCCTCCTGATGAGGAGGAGGAAGAAGTTGATGTTGACGAAGATGGAGAGCCCATTGATATCGACAAAGAGGAAGTAGATAAAAAGGAAGTTGAGGAAGAGGTTGATAAAGAGGAAAAGGAAACTGAGAAACCCAAAAAGAAAAAACTCTCTGATATTAAATTAGCAGCACAAAGACAGGAGAACGAGATAGAAGCTAATTATGGACTCTCTGATCTCGGTGGTAAAATGGAGACTGCTGAAAAGGTCTTGGTTGATGCTATGTCTGAGAACTTACTGAGTCAGATGGACAGGATTGTCTCCTACTTGGATAAGAATTCACAAGATCCTAAATACATTAATGTAGTAGATAATATTAAGGTTCGACAAGCACCACTTAAAAAGATGATGAATGTGTATGGTAGACAAATATATTCTGGTATGTTTACCAACTTAGAAAAGGGAACAGGTGGTACTCTTAAATTAGCGGAACCACCAAATAAATTTATAGGATTTAGAGTTGACCTATCCACCGATAAACTTGTTACTGATTTGGAGTCACAATTAAAGTTTGCAGTTTCTAAAGCAATGAATAATGAAGCATCAAAGTCTGAGATTGCTAATATACCCAAAACAATTATTCCTGAGTTTATTAAGAAGAGGGTTCCCACTACTGCCAATACAGAAACAGGATTCTTTTTTAACCAAGCAGGAGAGGATTTTGTTAGGGTGAATAAGAGGCTTGTTAAGTCTGGAAAGTTAGCTCCAGAAAAAGAAATAGAGAGAATGATATATAGTGCTATACTAGACGGTAGGACAACTGAATTATGTAGGGAGTTGGATGGTACAATCGCGCCAGTGGGTTCTCCGATAATATCCAAGTATAATCCACCACTACATTTTAATTGTAGGTCCACATGGCTACCATTGACGAAAGAACAAATAGGGGATAATCCTGCTGGGTTAGATTTGACTGAAGGTAAGAATGGAAAGCCAATTAAGGTTGATGAGGTTACCACTAATCTTGGCAATACTAATATAAATAAAAAGGGAACAAAGACGGCACTTGATGAAATTACTTTTAAGTAGGGATAAAATGAATATACCAATAGGGAAAATTAGCATACACAATTTACAGGTGAAGTCTTTAGAAAAAGCACAGAGACTTGCAAAGGCATTATCTATTATAGAAGAGGAATGTGGGATACATGAGACTGAGATTAAATTTGACAATCTCTTTATTTGTTCTTGGATGGACCTTGATAAGTTGGATAGAACTGAGATGGAAAAATTAGTAAGAGATTTATTATTACGTTTAAGGGGATAACATTATGGCTATACCAAAGAAGACAGATAACGAAACACCAGAAAAGTTTATGGATAGATGTATGGAGGATTCTACTATGGTGTCAGAATACTCTGATGAAAGGAAAAGGTTTGCTACTTGTCAGATTCAGTTAGGCACGGAGCGTTTATCAGATATAAACGACCTGTTCGATGATGAGGGAGAGGATGTGATTGGTATTGAGATATTTAACCAGTTCCCGAATCAACATGGACTTAAATTCAATGATCAGTTTTTCTCAGAGATAATAGATAATTTTAATGAGTATAAAGATGCCTACACTCCAAATTTAAAAGTTGATCACAGCAGCGAACAAACTATACTAAAGAAATTATTGAAAAGAAAGAATATAGAATCTTATACGGAACTTCCTTTACTTGGTAAGGTATCAAAGATATATCAAAAAGGAAAGGCATTGTATGCGGATGTAAAAGGGGTTCCAAAAGTCATAAAGAGTGAGCTTGGAGAAATGTTTAAAAGCATATCCCCTGAATTCACTACTGACTTTAGAGGAACAGGAAAGAAAATATTGCAAGCAATAACACTAACTAATAGACCGTCCCAACGACACATCATGGATGTGAATTTGAGTGAGGATCTCAGTGTAGGGCAGTTGAATTTTAGTGGTGTTTATAAATTAAATGATAAGGAGTATATCATGTCAGAAAAAGATGTTAAAAAACCTGATGACATTCTTAATACGGAAGAAGGACAGAAAAATTTCATTGAGAAGTTAAGAAGTTCTATTTCAGAGATGTTATCAGCAAAGCCGGTACCTGCAAAGACTCCCGCAGTAAAAGTAGAGGGAGAAGGAGATCCTCAGATGATTTCATTGTCAGATTTTGACACTTATAAGTCTGAAGTTGGTGGGATTATTAATGACCTGAAATTGAGTTTAATTGATAAGGACAAAGACTCACAAAAATTGTCTGATACAATTATAGCAATTCAGAGTGATGCGAGATCCAACAATGCTGAGGCAATTTCAAAAACAGCATTGCTCAATGGGGTTCCAAAAGTACTGGTTGATTATTGTAAGCCTGTATTGATGTCAGAGCTCAGTGAAAACACTTTCAAGATGTCCCATATAGGGAAAGATGGGGATGCGATTGAGGCTGATAAAACAGTACGGGATTTTATTCAGGGAATATTTGAAGTATATCCTGATAAGGTTGTCATGAATGATTTCTCATATACCAAGCTTGATGAAGTTGGATCTGGTGATGATGATGACGACAAAGAATTTAAAAAGATCAAAGATCTTGCTAGTACGCTTATGTCTGAAGATCCATCACTGGATAATCACACAGCGCTCACTCAAGCAGGTATCACAATCCGTGGAGGTAAGTAATGAGTTCAGGAAATTATGTAGAAGGAATTACAGAAGAAAGAGATGTTGCGACACTTCAAGCTATTTGTGGCGCAGCAATTGGTTATTATAGAATTCTGCAACAACAGCACGGAAGCCAATTAAATGTAATCCAATCCACATCAGGAGTACAGTATCCTCTTGGAGTGTCTCGGGACAATTCAGAGAACCCAGAGGAGTCCACTTATGAAGCGGATTCACCTGTTCAAATTGCTTATGGTGGGATTGTGTATATTGAGATGAACAGTTCTGGATATAGGCATAATCGTGTTATGGCTGGTGAAGGTGGAAAGGGGACTAAGCATGTTGATACTGATGATGTTTATATTATTGGAAATGCGATGAAGGATTGGGTTGATGGCGAAATCATACCTGTCCTCATTGACAGATTTTATGTTGGTGATGTAACTGCTGACACTGGAGGCAACTAATGAGTACGAAAGGAATAGTTAAATACGATAAGTTCCTTACTAATTTAGCCACAACTTTTCCTGTGGGCAATAAGATTGGTAAGATTATAGCGCCAAGTGTTTCAGCAGACTTAGCATCGGATTATATCTTTGTTGATAGTGACGATGCTATTATCCAACAGAATGATAATGCTGAAGCGGTTTCTACACCAGAGGTAGATTTCTCAGTGGGAACACCTTATACCTACAAAACCAAAAGGCGGGGGTTAAGTACAGTTGTATTGGATAAGGAAAAGAAGAACGCTGACTCGGTTGTGAAGTTGGAAACCCGAGCAACAAACAAACTCACCAACCGTCTTATGCTAAAACATGAAAAGAGGGTTGCTGACATTTATACTGACCCAACAAAAGTGACGCAAACAAAAGATGTTGATGGCACTGCCAATGCAAGATGGGATGAGTCAAGTCCTGATCTTGAAGCTAGTATTATTGTGGCTCTCAATGCTATTTATGATAACACTGGTAGAATTGCAAATAGCATTGTTATGCCATACAAGGCAGCATTGTATGCGGCTAACATGGATTTCATTAAAGACACTTTGCAGTATCAGCATGGAATGGCTGTTGTAACTGCTCAATTTCAAAAGCAGATTATGATGACAGTTGGACTTCCTCCCGTTATTAAGGGACTGAATGTGATTGTTTCTAATGGTCGTGTTAGCACAAGTGCAAAAGGAGAATCAAAAGCAGTTTCAAACTTTTGGGGAAATGACTGCCTTATAGGTTATATTCCTCCAACTGTTCCTTTTGTGGATGATGATTTTGGTGTTCTTACCATGGAGTATGAGGGCTTTGGAGTTAAGAAAAAAAGGCTTGATGATCCTATGGGAACCAAAGTTTGGGTTGATTGGGATTACGATATTGTTGAAGGGAATATGGCTTGTTGGTATTTACTTCAGAACGTGGTCGGATAATTATGTGGAGAATGCACTAAGGATTTATTCAAGGTGTATACTATAAAGGAAATGGAGGGGTTGTTAAAAGCCCCTCCAAAACCTTCAAGGAGAAAATGATATGCTAATCAGAGATTGGTTAACACAGCGTCCAGCAGGAGTCACCTCCACGGGATATATAAAAACAAGGACAATAACTTTTGCACACGAAGAGATTCACGAAGGTGAGCATTTTAGATGTTTCTATAATCAACTTGTTTCCGATACAGGGGATAAAAGCATTGTGGCCATTAAAACTCCGAATGTTGCTAAACAAGGACATATGACCTTTGAGGCGTTTGCCTCAAGTGCATCCAAAATTTATATTTTAAGAGCTCCAACAATAGCCGTATCAAAAGGAACTCAGTTAGCTATTTTTAATAGTGATGATAGTTCGGATAATGAGTCAATAATGACAGAAACTTCTTCAGGGTTGGTAGTTCCAAATGCAGCAATGTATTTTGACGAAACCGATATGGGGGATGTTACCAGTGGAACAAAGATTGATGAGATTTGGGTAGCCGCTGAAAAGAAAAAAGGTGGTGGATCTAGGGACAGTGAGGAAGTGATATTGAAGGCAAATATCTTATACGCTTTTGTGGTTGAGAGTTTATCGAACGATGCTAATTACCAAACAATCAGATTGAACTGGTATGAGCACACACCCGATTAAAATAATGTAAGGAGGACAAGATGGCATTTTGTACAAAGGCAGAAGTAAGGGGATGTGCTGTAAAACTAAATGATGAGACCCATGTATTAGACGCAATAATAGATGCGAGAATTGTTGAGGCTGACGATACTGTTATTGTTGATTTATCTTCCATGTTTTCTGAGGCAGAACTTTTGGCACTTGGTTCAGATTCCAAAACATTAAATTTAATGTCTACTTGGAAAGCCGTTGAATTGACATTAGCTTATTACTATTCGACCGCAAGAAGGGTTGATGAGATAAGTGATGTTGACTACTGGAGAATAAAATATCAAAGCTTATTAAAGAAAGCCCTTAAAGGAACCACCCTTATTGAAAGTGATGACGACACATCACCAATTAGTTATCCCAAATTGTCACCAGCCACAACAAGTAATGCTAAATTTTATCCAAGAAAAGGCGTTGAGGGATTCACCCCTGATGGAGCAAAAACAGATATTAAGGATGACACAGTAAAATGATTAAATTAGATATTCAAAACGAAGAGAATTTTTTAAGGTGGTTAGAGGAGATTAAAAAGGGTTCTGGTGATGCCCGTCCTTTATGGTGGGCAATGACTCCCAAAATAAATGAGTTTATAAATGATCAGTTCAGTGGGGGATCAAGTGCCAATAAAACCTGGAAACCTACAAAAATAAAATACAAGTTATGGAAAGCCAGGCAAGGGTATCCAAAAACTGTTGCGGTCATGAC